GGACATTACGCCGTTCATCGATCCGAAGCAATGGAAGCGCGGCATCGACAAGAAATCCAGTATCCCGTTCGAAAACCGTGTGGTGCTCAGCGTGGATACCTCGGCGGACCGTGAGACCACATACATCGCAGCCGCCGGATACCGGGCCGACGGTCTGCCACACGTTGAACTGATCATGCGGCGCGACGGCATGCTCTGGGTACCCAAGTATCTGGGCATGCTGCGTGAATCATGGCCGAACATCACCGAGATCGCCATCCAATCCAAGGGATGCCCGGCCGTCGACTTCTGCGATCCTCTCACCGAAGCCGGCTGGACCGTACATCTCATCGAGGGATTCAGGGTGGGCGCATGTACAGGCCGGTTCAAGGACCGCGTGAAGGAAGGCAAACTCCGGCATCTGCCGCAACCGGCCATCGAACAGCAGGTGAGCGTGGCCATCACCAGACGGCTTGGCGAAGTCGAAGTGTGGGACCGGCAGAAATCGGCCATGCACATCAGCGGGCTCATCGCCGAAAGCCAGGCGCTCTACGCGTTGGAAACCATGAACGCCGAACCGGTGAAACAACAGCGCAGCGCATACGACACCGAAACCGGACACGGACTGCTCGTTCTCTAGGAAGGAGGCTGAATCTTGAGCATCTGGCAGAAACTCACCGACATATTCCGCCCCACCTACCACATCAGCTTCGACATGGCCGACGCGATGACCATCATCCAAGGCCAATCGGAGACCGAACTGTACAAGACCCAGCCGCATCTGCGCACGGTCATCAGCTTCCTCGCCGACAACGTCGCTCAGGTCGGATTGAAGGAATTCCGCAGAATTTCCGATACCGACCGCCAGCGCATCACGGATTCGCCACTAATCAACCTTCTCAAGCAGCCGAATCCAGACATGACCGGCTTCGAGCTGCTCCGCCAATTGACCGCGGATCTGGCACTCCACGACGTGGCCTACTGGATCGTCACCCAAGCCCCCGACCGGGACATGGAACGCTTCGGCGGCTGGCAGATCAGGCCGATACCCCCATCATGGGTGACCGCCAAGCAGGAAGGCAGCGTGTTCGCCCCGGCCTCCTACCGCGTGGATACGGGACTCGGCCGTGGATGGATCGACGTGCCTGCCGAGGACATGCTCGTCTTCCACGGCTGGAATCCCACCGACCCGACCAACGGGGTCACGCCGGTCATGGCTTTGAAGGACATCATCAACGAGCAGATCCAAGCCTGGAGCTACCGCACGCAGACATGGCAGCGCGGCGGCCGAGTGGGCACCGTGCTCGTCAGACCGAAGGACGCGCCGCCGTGGGACGACACCGCGCGCGAACGCTTCGCCCGCGGCTGGAAGGAATTCACCGACAAGGGAGCCCGCGCCGGCAGCACCCCGCTGCTCGAAGACGGCATGGAACTCAAACGCCTCGGCTTCAACGCGCGCGAGGAGGAATTCAGCGAAGTCACGAAGCTCAGCCTGCAGACCGTGGCCAGCATCTACCACGTCAGCCCGGTCATGGTCGGCATCCTCGACAACGCGAACTTCTCCAACACCAAGGAATTCCGCAAAATGCTGTATTCGGAGACCTTGGGCCCGACCATGCGCATGATCGAGGACCGGCTCAACACGTTCCTCGCCACGATGATCGGCGCCGACCCGCTCGACTACGTGGAATTCGACATCCGCGCGAAACTGAGCGGCGACTTCGAGGAACAGGCCAGCGTGCTCTCCACATCGGTGGGAGCACCGTGGATCACACCCAACGAAGCCCGAGCCACACAGAACCTGCCCCGCATCGAAGGCGGCGACAGCCTCACGGTGCCACTCAACGTCACCCAGGGAGGCCAGGCAAGCCCTCAGGACGGCGGCGACCCGATACGGCCCTCATCCGATACGGACGAAACCGCGAAGAACCACATCATCGCCATGTGGAGGGCAAGGCTCGACAAAAGCGTGCGCAGCAAACTCGGCGCCGGCATCGACGTGGAAAGCATCGGCTGGCTCAAATGGCAGAACGAGCTCCAATCCGACCTGACCATCACCGCGCATATCGACCAATTCAACAGCGGGCTCATCGCCCTGGACGAAACCCGCAAAGCCCATGACGAATACGCGAAGGAGCAACAGCATGCGGACCAAACAGCTTGATTGCCGGTTCAAGACCAACAACGAGACCGACGACCTGCAGGAAGGCGA